AGCGTCCGCGCCAGCGCACGCCGGCTGAGACCTCTAGCTAGGCGCGCGCTTTCGATGACGGGTCCGACGTTCATGGTGGAATGTTTAGCCTCCCCGTTGCAAGTCCGCCACCGCCCCCATAGTGCGGACATGCAACCCCAGAGGAGAGCATGATCGTTCATCAGTCCCCATTTCTAGAGAGCCTCGCGCCTGCGCTGGTCGCGGCGCAAGCTGCCGTCAAGGTCGCGTCCAAGGACGCCACCAACCCACAGCTCAAGAGCCGTTACGCCGATCTCGGCAACGTCTGGGACGCGTGTCGTGAGGCGCTGACCGCGAATGGGCTTGCGGTTTCCCAGCATCCCGGCATGGACGGCGCGACGGTCACGCTAGACACCATGATCATTCACACTAGCGGCCAGTTCATCACCAGCCGGTGCGCGGCGCCCTTGGTTGAGATGGTCACGCGCGAAGGCAAGATCATCCCGCCGAACGCTCAGATGGTCGGCTCCGCGATCTCGTACCTGCGGCGCTATGCGCTTGCTGCGATCGTCGGCGTCGTGTCGGACGTGCTGGACGATGATGGCTCCGCGGCTTCTAGCCAGCCTGCGCCGCGTCCTGCGGTCGATCACCAGGCCCGCTCTCAGCCGGTTCAGCAGGCCGCGAAGCGCGTGGAACAGACGTTCCCCGGCGCGCGTACCGTCGAGGTGTCGGGCATCCAGCCGGCGTGCGACAAGTGTGGTGGCGCCATGTGGGACAACCGTCCGCGCAAGGCGGAAGGGAAGATGAGCCCCAAGGGGCCCGACTTCGCGTGCAAGGACAAGACCTGTGAGGGTCGCATCTGGAAGTTCGTGCCCAGCGAGCCCAGCATCGCAGCCCCGCAGATTGACGCGCCGCTGTTCAACGACGAGGAGACTCCGTTCTAATGTCCACTACTTACGAACTGCTGGAGCAGGCGCGCGCCGTGCTGGCGTGCTTGGAGACTGAAGCCGGCGTGCTGACGCCGGAGGCAGAGGCGCAGCTATTCGCGTTCCTTGACGGTAGCGCGGACAAGCTGGCGGCGTGCATGGCGATCGCAAAGCGCCTGGACGCGGAAGCAGAGCTGCTGAAGTCCGAGGAGATGCGCTTGCGGGACCGCCGGCACGCGCTTGAGAACGGTGTAGACCGCGTGCGCGGGTACGCGACCGAGCTGCTGATCGCGCGCGAGGCGCTGGGCGAGGAACCCAAGGTCAAGACGGCCAGCTACACGGCATGGCTTCAGACGACCGAGTCGGTGCAGGGACCGGAGGACGTGGCCTACTGGCCGATGGAATGGACGCGGACCAAGGTCGAGCCCGACCGCTCGTCCGCTCTGAAGGCCATCAAGGCCGGGTCGGAGGCACCGGACGGGTTCGGGATCATCCAGCGTCGGAGCGTCCGGTGGCGTTGATCGACGCGAACGCGCTTCGCGCTCGCATCGTGGAGATGGAACGCACCGCGTACAGCCTGGGCAACCGTGGCCGAGCGCTCGCCTACAACCGGGTGCTTGAGGTGATCGACGACCTCGAGGAGCAGACTATTCCTGCGGCTGCTCCACCGGCGCAGGCTTGGCCACCGGCTTCCGCCGCTGACCGCGTCCAGGTCGCTTCGCTCTCGGCGGCTTCGATGCCTTGGGATCCTGCTCGCGAGTAGCGATCCGCTCGCGTGCCAGCTCCATCAGCACGCGGTCGGCCTCGCGGATCTCCTCGCGCTTCCGTCGTGCTCGCTCCTGCGTCTCCGGGTCCAGCTCCGGAGCGGGCACCGGCTCCGGCTGCTGCGCTGGCTCGCCGGCGGCGTAGCTGATGATGGATCGACGCGGGATCGACCACACGACGGTCGCCCACGCGCTGCCGTCGGCGTTCTGGGTCTCCAACTCCTCGCAGCCCACGAGACGGACGTTGCCGTCAAGCAGCGAGTCGTGCTCGATGTACGCGCAGCGGACGGGAACCGTGGAGTCGCCAACGGCGACGGTAACGACGAGTTTCATGCACCGTGCATAACAAAGCCTCCGGCCAGGCGAAACCCGACCGGAGGCCCGTCATCTAGCGGTGATCAGCCGCGTCCGTACACAATGGCGACGAAGTCGTCCGCCGCGAGCTGGAACGTGAACACGACCTGGTCGACACCAGCAGGGCCCGTGCCGTTGCCGAACGTGAAGTCGTTCCCTGCGCCGGGGAGCTGGAGGCGCCCATTGAGGTACACGAGCAGCGAGCCGAACGCGTCGTTCACGTCGCCGTGGGCCAGGTCAAACGTCGTCTGATTGGACGTCGCGAGGAAGGTCATTCCATGATCGGCCTTGCCGATCGCCGCGGTGACCTCCGGAGCCAGCTTGGCGAGCGTGATCGCAGCGTCCGCGATCTTCGCCGTGCTGACGCTCGCGCCCTTCAGCTTGAGTCCGGTTCCGGTTGCCTCGATGGCGTCAGAACCGTCCACCAGCACGCTAAGGCCAGCACCGTCCGCGACGAGCGCGGGGTTGGTGGCGTTCAGCTTGATCGAGACGTAGTTGCTGCCGTCCACCTGGACGCCGTTGGCGGTGTTGATGAACAGCCCGACTGCGTCAGCGTTCAGACCGCCATTGGCCTTCCGGCTCACGGCCAAACCGCTGGAACCAACCTGCAGGCCGGAGGTTCCGGTCAGCTTGAGCGTGAGTGCATCGCTGAGGATCTGAATGCCTCCCGCAGCAGCCACGTTGACGTCCAAAGTATTGCCGGTCTTCGCGAGCGCATTTCCAGCCGTGATCTGTCCGAGTCCGGTGAACTGGCTGAAAACCAGCGCCGTCGTTCCGACCGTGATCGAGGCGTTGTCGTTGATGCAGATAAACCCGGTGTCGGCAAGCGTGCCTTCACGGACGAACACGGCAGCGCCGCGGATCTCGTTCGGCGCGTCGAAGTCGACAGCCCGAGTCGAGCCGGAGACGCCGACAACGTAGACGCCGGCAGCGGTCGATCCGCCATCGCGGAACCACAGGATGCGGTCACCAGCGGCGACGGTGACACCGCCGAACGACCCACCAGCGATGACCGTGGTGGGGTCGAACGGATTGCTATCCGCAACCGCGGCGCGCACGCTCTCCTTCCAGTTTGCGCCCTGGGCGATGGAGTCTACGTAGCCCTTGGTGACGACGTCGGAGTCCGCTGGGGTCGCGGCCATCGAGGTCTTCAGCTTGCCGGCGCTGAACGTCCACTCAGCGGTCAGATCTGCCTTGGCGGGGGACACGGCGTTCGCGGCGAGCTTGTCAGTCGTCACATTCGCGTCGATGATGGCCGACGTGCCGACGCTGGCGCTAGCCAGCTTGCCGGAGGTCACGGCACCAGCGCCGATCTTGTCGGCAGTCACGGCCCCGGCGCCGATCTTCGCTTCGATCACGGCACCATCGGCCAGCTTGGCAGACTCGACCGCACCGGCTCCGATCTTCGCCGCGGTGATCGCACCAGCGCCGACCTTGGCCTCAGTCACCGCACCGTCCGCAAGCTTGCCGGAGGTCACAGCACCGGCGCCAAGCTTGGCCTCGATGACCGCGCCGTCCGCAAGCTTCGCGCTCTCAACCGCGCCCGCGCCGATCTTGGCGGCGGTAACCGCACCGGAAGCGATCTTCGCCTCGGTAACGGCGTTGCTCGCAATCTTCGTCTCGGTAGCCGCGCCATCTGCGAGCTTGCCGGTGGTGACGTTGAGGTCCTTAATCTTCGCAGTCTCAACCGCGTCGGCGGCGATGAGGCTGGCGATGATCGAACCGGAAGCGAGGTCAGACGAGCGAATAAAAGTACGTGCCATGTGATGCCCTCCTAGTAGGCACCGTCACGGTACGGCAGGAAGCCACGCCCCGCTAGGGCGCATCTTCGCACTACGCGTAGGTCGACGGGTACGCATACACCAGCACGCGAGAACCGGCCTCTAGCGTGGACGTGAACGTGATCGTCGTTGAGGTCAGCGTGTAGTCCGCCTCGCCGCCCTGCGCCATGATCCGTCCGTTGACGATCACCTGGTGGCGGCGGCTGTTGGTGGAGATCGCCTGCGAGAGCGCGACTTGCGAGGCGTCGGTCGCTAGGACGATTGCCTCGTAGATCGGCCACCCTGCGATCGGCGTCGGCGCTGCCGTAATCGCCACGACGCGCCCGTAGGCATCCACCGTGACGTTGGCGAGGTCATAGGTACCTGGGTTGACCGTCGCGACCGTCGCCATGGCGAGAACGACCGTGCTGTTCGCGCCGTTGTCGGTCAGCGTGAGCCCTGCACCAGCGGTCAAAACGCGCTCGGTCTCGCTGTTCGGGTCGGGCAGAAGCGTGACCGCGGCGAGCGTGCCGTCCGAGCCACCGCCACCAGCCATCGCGCCCTGCGGCTTCAGTAGCCGGCTCACCGCGCCAGCTCCCAGAAGATCTCGTAGTCCGCGACGTTGTCCGTTCCCATGTTCATCCCCGGCGCGAGCCAGAGCTTCCCGTCGTCGTCGGTCTGACAGGGGATCTCGACTACCACGTCGAACAAGTCCAGGCTGTTGGTCTTATCGCCGTACAGCTCCTGCTCGATGGTCCCGGCCAGCGCACCGGAGGCCCGGTAGATCGCGGCGTAGAAGTGCGTCGCGCTGCCCGAGACGTGCTTGACCTTGACGCGTCGGATGATCAGCTTCGCGCGGCTGTCGGTGATCGTGATCGCTGCGCGCGTCGAGGAACCAACGCCGGTCAACCGGCCAGCCTGCCGCCCAAGGGCGGTGGCATTTGCAAGCCGGTTGGACGCGGCCATGGCTTAGTCCACCATGTCGCGGGCGATCTTCGCCATCAGCGCGAGCGCGGCCTTCCCGATGGCCTTACGCTCGTCAGGCGTCCACCCGTCCTGTGAGGACTTGCGGATGCGGTCTGCAAGCGTGACCAGCTCGGCCACGATCTCCAGCGCCTCGTTCGGGGTAAGGGGCATTAGGCGCTCCACTTGTTGTAGGTCTTGCCATCGTAGCACGTCAACGCCTGCCCGCACTTGTCGGCCGCGCGGTACGGCTTGCCAAGGCTGAGATGAATCCACGTCGCTACGCCGGCCTGCTTGCCCTCAAGGATCGCCTGGCCGAACGGGATGCCGCTCTGCGTGACGATCCAGCGGAAGACGTCGTCCAGCTTGTGCCCAGGCACGCTGAAGTCCACCGCTTCGCCCTTCGTGTGCTGGGAGGTCGAGGACTTGCTACCAACCGCCGCGTTGACGGCAGGCCCGCGGAACCCCGAATGGATCTTCACGGGTCCATACTTCAAGCGCACCGGCTCGAGCAGCGTGGCGCACAGGTCGCGCAGCTTGTCGATCACGACCTCGGCCTCCTGCCGGTTCGTCTCCAGCAGGTTCCCATGCGAGGTCCGCGTCAGCTCACCGAACGTGAAGTGCTTGCTCAGCTTCGTATCCGGAGGGGTCATACGTCACCGTCCTGGGCGTCCTTGGCCGGCGCGGCCTTGGACCCAAAGTAGTACCCGAACACCAGGGCGACGTTCGCCTTGATGAAGTCGAGGATGGTGGCCTTCTCGGTCGGGCTCAGCAGCGAGGTATCCGGCCCGCTGATGATCAAGTCCACCAGGTAGGCGCCGATGACGAGGGCCACCATGCTCATCACGAACTGGGTAAGCGCGGCGGTCTCGGACGTAGCCTGCGCGAACATGCGGGCTACGGCGACCTGGATGGCCGCGAGGATGGCAACCGCAAGCAGGATTGCCACAACCGTCGTGCTCTTGGCGTCATAGAGCGACGGGTAACCCTCGACCGCTGGCGGCGTCTCATCGACAACGACTGACCCAGTACCCACAGGAGCAGCCGCCAGCGGCGGGGCATTGTCGTTCAGAATGCCGGTGTCCATTAGGCCTTCTTCGCCTTGGCGGCCTTCTCAAGCTTGACGATCCGCTCCTCCAGCTCGTCGGCGTCGAAGCCAACCGGGAGCGCGTCGGCCTTCTTCGCGAGCTTCGCGATGCGGTCCTCGACGTCGGACACCTTGGAGGTCAGACCAGCGATACGGGCCTCGGTCTCCGCGGCCTTCACGGCGCACGGCGGCGGCTGCTGCGTCGAGTAGTCCGGACCCTTGCGAGCCTCGGCGTCGGCGTTGATCTTCGCCAGCTCGATCTCCTTCTTGTTGTCGCTCCAGCCCTTGTAGAGCTTGAGCGCCCCGGCGGACCCGGCGACGGCGACGATCGCGAGCAGCGCAGCGAGGCCAGCGTTCCCGCCTGCCGCCTCGGTCAGCTTGGCGAGGTCATCGGCGCTAGGGGTCGCGGGCTCGGCGGTGGTGGCGGTGGTCTCGACGGGTGCCGGCGCAGGAGCGGAAGCAGCCTCGACGGGAGCAGGAGCTGGAGCAGCCTCGACCGCAGGGGCCGGGACGGCTGCATTAGGCGTGGGCGTCGGTTCCATAGCTACCTCGGAGTCGTCAGAGTCTACCGCATCACGTCGCGTTGCGCGACCCTGCCGGCGGGAAGGCTCCGTGTAGTAGATCCGGATCGTCGCGCCCTGCTCGTAGTCGCACGCGCTGACGGGCCATTCGCTGCCGTCTTCCAGTAGAAGCCGGTCATCTACCAGGACACCCACCTCACCGGCGCGCACCAAGCAGTCAGCGACGATCGAGCCGGTGTCCCCGGTGTCATGCCGTGGCATCAGCGGATCGCTAGCTTGATCGTCTTCACGTCCTGTTGCAGCTCGCCGGCGGTACGCTCAAGCGAGATCAACCGGCCCTCCATGCGGGCTTGCGAGGCTTGCAGCTCGTCCAGCTTCGCCGCGATGCTGGCGTCAACCGGCGCCGCAACCGGCGTAGCCTGCGCGGTCTGCGTCTCCATGACCGCGTCGATCACGTTGTCGCCCACGATGACGCCGCCACCTCCGGCTAGCAGGTACCACAGAGGAACGGGGATAAGCCGGTCTGTCCACTTGGACTGACCATCAGAGCTAGCCATGTGGCCTCCGACGACTGCCCAAGTAGTACCACGAGAACGCCGGATCTCGCTAGCTATGCGTGCGACGTCACGCGCAGACTAACGATCAACCCGTGATCCTCAGTCCACCGGATCGACTGCACCAGAGCGACGTCCTTTGAGAACCCGACGTCGGCATCCGTGAGGCTCACCACGTCGCCGCGGCGAATGCTGCCGTACCTGGGTGGGAGCGCGTATTGCACGGTGCGCGATGGGAGCGCGTACCGTCGCGACCTCCACGCCACCACGCGCGCCGCCGTCGCGTCGTCGCTAATGATGCCGCTTTCATAGTCGAGCACGACGCGTCCGAACTGCCCGTAGCTGCGCCGCAGAGTAGCATCCGACCACAGGTTCTTAGCGTCAACCGGCGCACCATCGTACCGCAGCGACGTCGCGTATTCGTCGGTCAACGGGTTGACCCGGTAGCGGAATGAGCCAGCGTTTGCTACCTCGCTGCGTCCCTCGTAAGACACGCGCGAGACGCGGGTAACGTCCGTCTCGACCGACGTGTCGACGTCCCATGTGGCGTCCTGCGCCGTCGCCGTCCACGGCCATACCTGCGGGTAGACGCCACGCGGGCCGCTCACCATGGACACCGGCAGCACCTCGAGGACCGAATGCAGGAGCCAATCCGACAGGCTCACCGGCTCGTCGATGTAGGTGTCGATCCGGAAGTCATCCAGCGCAGGCAGCGCCGTAAGCAGGCTTTGGTAGTCCACCCGCACGCGGCTTCGCTCGAGCGCGTATTGCAGCAGCGCCCCGGCATTCCGCACGCCCGTAAGGCCGCCGCCGTTGTCCCACACGATCGCGACGTTCTGACTTGCCGTGAACAGAGAGGCACCGACGACATGCTCCGCGACCGCGATCCGCCTGCCGTTGACCGTGACGTGTTCGATGTTCGCAACTTGCGTGTTCCCTGCCTCGTCGCGCAGCGTGACCGTCGATGCTTCGACCTGGTGTCCCGCGACGGCCCACACGGCATAGACCACAGGTCCAGCGACGACGTAGACATACAGCAGGAACGTCGGGCTACCTGCCGTGACGCCTGCGCCCGGCGTGCCGACCACGAACGGGAACACGCGCCCGTTGACCTCGTCTGCGGATGGCGTGGCTACCGGCTTGATGACGCCGGCCTCGTCCCATTCGGCGCGGCTGAACGTCACCAGCTCGTCGGGGAACGTGCCCGTGTCGTCCAACACGTTCTCCTCAAGGGAGAGCGTCACCGGTTCGTCATCGCCTCCGTACTCCGGGTCAACGAACGTCCCGACCATCACGGTACGCCGTTGCTCCCACGTCCCGCCGACGTAGACTTGCGCCAGCTCGCCGCGCACTCCATCGAGCATGTAGCCGCGGCTAACGAGCTGCCCGACGTTGAACGGGAACATGAGCGCGAGCGCGACCGACGCCCGCGGCGCGTCCGTCACCCACAGGTCGATCGCCTCCTCGACGTCCGGTACCTCAAGCATTCCCGGCACGACGGCGACAATCTGCGAGCCTACCTGTAGATCCCACGATTCCGTGCCCATGTAGTACGTCGTCCCGGCGTACTCGAAGACCAGCACCCACCGCCATCCGGCGGCGAGCTGTTCAGCGGTCCACCGGTCGCTCACAGCTCCTCCTCGATCAGAATGGAGGACGTCCGCACGACCTCGCCGCGGCGGTCCTCGCCGGCGTATTCGTCGCCCTGGACGGTCTCAATCGAGACGTCGGAGACGATGCGCCCGTAGAGCATGTGGTCGCGGTGAACGATCATGTAGTTGGTCCCCGCCGCCTGGGGCTCAATCCACGGCAGATACACGACCGGCAGCTCCGGGCCTCGCGTCATCTCCACGATCCCGCGCATGAGCGCCGGGCCGTCGACCGCAGCCGCCAGAGGCGTCCCGCCGGCGGTGTTCGTGTTCGTGATGTAGTCGGGCAGGCTAGTCGCGCTCTGGTCGCGCTCAAGCTGAGACTGATCCACGCCGTCCGTCCATCCGAACTCGACCGTGCGGCGCGTCCTGCCCTCGTTGCGCGCGGTGCGCGTGCCGTCTCGCGCCGTCGTGAGCGTCGTGTTGGGCGAGCTGCGAACCTGCCGGCCCCAGGAGTACCGGTGCCCGAACGCGACGATCGGTCCAAGGATGATCGCGCCGGCCTCGTAGTAGAGGTTGACGTGATCGCGTACCGTCTGCGACGGGATGGTCAACCGGTACTTGCTGGCAAACGGATCGGCGTTGAACACCAAGCACGCGTTCCGGCTCGCGATGGATGCGATGCCCGACACCGGGCCGCCGGGGTCCACGTCCACCTCTAGGCGTAGCAGCCTCGTCTTAGTAGCGGCGACAGGGTCGGCCCATGCACCCTCGGAGCTGGCGGTGATCGATCCTCCGGATCCGTCGAGGATGATCATGTCGCCTTCCAAGGCGTTGACCGGGTACCAGTAGGCCGCAGCCGTGCTGCCAGAGCGCGGGCGAACCGTCGAGCCGGCACGCGAGTAGCTCATGCCGCTCTGACCGATCGTGCTGTCCCACGTTCCAATCACGGTCCACACGCCGGATACCTGCTTCTCCAAGGTCGCTTGAGCGAACGAGGCGTTGCCGATGTAGAGGCCCATGAGCGGCGAGAGCATCGGTTCCGAAACCGCAGGATCAAACGTCAAGTCCCAAACGATCACGTTCGGATCCGACTGCGTGCGCCACGTCCTGTCGGGCGACGGGCTCCGGCGGATGTCGATGTTCTCGATCCCGTAGCGGTAGCTAGCCGAGACGTTCCAGGTATCCCCGACCAGCGTTGGTCCGCCTACTGCACGGATGCTGATCAAGTCGTTCAGAAGCCGGTAGCGCGTCGAGAACGTCTGCGGCTTGAGGTTCGACGGGTAACTGACGCCATGCGCCTTCGTGAGCGACCGCGAGACATAGGCCGCCACCAGGTACCACGTCGAGGTCGACAAGCCGGCCTGCCCGAACGTCACTACCTGGCGAGCGCCGGCCGCAGCCACGCGCGGCGTCAAAGCGCGGTTGGAGACGTTCAGATCGCGGAACCATGCACGCCGGTTTGCGACTGCGCCTCGCGTGTCGGTCTGCCACAGCGTAGCCACGGCGCCGGTCCCTGTCTGCGTGACGTAGACGCGGAACTGCCAGCCCGTCGAGGGGACCGTCAGCGTGGCCCAAACGGTACCGCTTACAGCGTCAACGACCTCCACTTGAGTCGTGCTGATGGCGCGGATCGTGAGCGCATATTCATTGACCGCATCTGCGACGATCAACGAAGCCGCGCCGGTGTTTCCGAGCTGGGCGTCCACGATCGCGCAGAGCGTGTAGTCCGTAGCGACCGCAGGACCGATCAAGTAGTTGTAGAACTGCGACTCCCCGGCGGCGGTCTGCACGACCAGACCTCCGGTAGAGTTGATCGAGATCACCGGCGTACCGACCACGGACGCAGTCCACCCGGCAGCGTCGGGGAACTGGGAGCCGAACCAAGATACTTGCGACCCGATGGTCGCGCCGTTGAACGCGGCATCCTCCGGCGGCGTGTGCGTGTGGTACCCGCCGAACTGCCACCGCGCCATCTGATCGACGCGAGCACCGGTCGACATGGTCCCGAACAGGTTTAGCGTGTTCTCCACGATCGCCGCAGACGTCTCCTGCGGGCGCCCGGCGTTGTCGCCAAGCATAAACGACGAGGAGGTCAGCGAGGCACCGTCGATCGTTGCGCGCGTCCACGTCTCTCCGTCAATGCTGCTCTCAAGCATGACGCCGTCCGTCGTGTTCGTGATGCACCATGCCGTCCCGGCCTCGTCAACAACAAGCGCGAGCTGCGTCGTGCTGCCCAGCTCTCCGTTGGCATTCAGCGTCCCCGGCGCGCCGTTGTTTAGCGTCTGAGTCGGAGCGGACGAGAGCGCCGTAAAGGCGGACCCGAGCGTGATGGAGAGCGCCTGCGAATCGGCACCCCACGTCGCGAAGTCCGACCCGCAGTAGGCAACCATGAAGCCCGACGTCCCGAACGGCACGACGTCGTGAACGCCGCCGGCCTGCGGACCCGACGCGGCGTTGGAGACGAACGCGAACGACGCCCCGCCGTCGTTGCTGGCGTACTGCAACAGAGAATCCCTAGGCGTCGATCCGTTGAACCGGCGAGCAATCACTAGCAGAACTTGACCGGCGTTGTACGCTGCCCGGATGCGCCGGTAGGTCGCGGAGATACCTACGATGCTGGAACTGAGGTCGTTCTCAAGCACGCGCTCGGCGTTGAGCGTCCACGTTCCGCCGTCGTTGGTCGAAACGTAGAGGCTCAAGTTGTGCTTCGTCGTGCTGCCCTCGGTGTAGTCGTTGAACACCAGCATCCCGATCTTATTGTCGGGCAACAGGAACAAGCACGCCTGCAAGTTCGGTACGGCGATGATGCTGGAGGCAAGCGTGATGGACGAGGTCGCGCCGGCGAGCGTCAGACGATGCACGCGCAGTCGTCCACCTAGTCCGGACTGCTCTCGGTTCACGACCAGCACCGTACCCGCAGGCGTCGTGATGGCATCCGAGCGCGTAGCCGGGTTCGTTGCGACTGCGGCCCATCCGGCAAGCGGCGCAAAGCCGGCGATAGTCGCGTAGCCGTTTGCGCCGTAGTAGTCGGCGGTTCCGGTCGGACGCCAGGTGAACCCGCCGGCGTTGATCTCCCCTCCTGCGTATTCGCCGGGGGAGCCTGCCCGGTTGGTCCGAATGTCCACCGCATTCGCTGGCGTCGTTCCCGTCGCTGCGCGGCTCTCGATCTCCATCGCACCGGTTTGCCCCGTCCTAGTCGGGACGCCACCCGTTGCGCCGTCCTGCCCGTAGGACGAGAGAGTCGGATCGATCCGCGTGTGCTGGATGCGCGACGAGGGGATCAGAATCCCCCGGAAGGCTTCCACATTCTTGCGGCTGCTCATCTCATCCCCTCCGCTGGCCGGCACGGGGTCCAGCCCCCAGCGCACGCCCCAAGGTACCACGGGTGCGCAGCTCGTCACGGACGAAGTAATCGAATGCCTTGTGCTTGTAGACGATCTGCACCGCGGTTCCCTGCGAGGCAACGCCCTGCCCGGCGTTCAACCGTTCGATGTTCGCGTCTCCGAGCGTCTGACGCGCCACCGGGTTTAGCACCGCCTCACCGGAGCGAAGCCGCGCGACCATCTCGTCCGGTGCGCCCACGACGCCACCGGCATGGAACGCCGGCTGCTGCGATGCGATGGCGGCGATCTGCACGGCACCGGCTGCGGCGGCGAGACCCGCTGCAAACAGGTTTGGAGCCGGAGGGGTCGCAAGCGCGTTTGCGGCTGCGAGCGCAACAGCAGCGGTCGCCTGCGCCAGCTTCAGCGCCTTGTCGACCATAAACGCCTTCATGGCGGCGGACCTCTCGTCGCGCACACGCTGTTCCGCGTTCAGCTTCGCAGCGCGGCTAGCATCTTCGTCCAGGCTGTCGCGGGCCTCGACGGCGGCTTGATAGTCCGACGTCTGCTGATCCAGGTAGAGCGAGCTGGCCTGCGTGATGATCTCTGCGGTCTGCTGCGCGTTCGCGATCATGTTCGCGGCACGCTCTGCCGCTGCGGCCTTCTCGGCTTCGAGGTTCTTCAGCCGGAGCGCGTCCAGCTCGCCATACATCGCCGTCTCGGCGTCGATGATCTGCGCGTTCGTAGCTTCCGCGATCGCGGCGCGAGCCTGCCCATCCTCCCCGGCCTGGGCGATCAACGCGGCGCCAGCCTCGCGGATACCGCGGACGCGCTCCTCGTATCCAAGCCGGATCTTCTCCTCGTCGTTCGCGGCGGAAACGGCGGCGGCTGCGCTGGACTTGCGCGCGGCCTCCTGCGCCGACTCAACCGCGTTTGCGGCCTTCTCCGCTGCGGCGGCTGCGGCCTTCTGCGCTTCCGTCTCAGCTTTCAGCTGCGCGGCGCGCTCCTTCTCCGCGTCCGTTGCGGCCTTGGTCGCAGCTTCGCCGGCCTGCTTCGCCTGAGCTGACGCAATCTCCAAGTCGCGAGCGCGCTTTGTCGCAGCAGCAGCAGCGGAGATAGCCGCCGCGCGGCCTTGCTCCGCTTCCGTGTTGTCCTTCGTTACTCCGAGCATGTCCGTGCTAGTGCGGATGCCGGAGGCGATGGACGCTTCAAGTGCGTCAAAGTCGGGTAGTGCAGCCTTCGCGCGAGCAGCCAACGCGCGAATCGAGTCTGCGGTCGAATCGCTGATCAGTCCGAACGACGACAACGCGTCGGCAGCGTAGGACAACGACTCCGGCAGGATGCCGAACGGCACCAGCAGCTTGACGACCATCGTGGCAAGGCTTGCGATCGAACCAATCACAAGCTGCGTCGTCGCTTCCGTCTCGCGCGCTGCGCGGCTCTCCTCGTTGAGCTTCGCGATGAATGTCCCGAGCCTGTCTGCTGCGGCCTGCCGGATGCCCATCTCCTGCGCGGTAGCTTCGGATAGCTGACCGGTTGCAACCGCAAGTGCGATCGATGCTTCCTCGGCGCGGCGGTTCTCATTCGCGACGTATTCGTTGGCCGCAGCGGCAATCCTCGCCAGCTCTGCCTCGCGCGCAAGTTCCGCGTTCATCGCCATGAAGGCCGCACCAGCCGCCACAGCCGCGACCGCAAGCGGGCCTAGCGCCGCCGTGCTGAGACCGAGCGTGCCCGCGGCGACCTCTCCCACGTCGGCCAGGTCCGCGACGTTTCGCGCCACGTCCGCGACGGGTCCACCGAGCATACCGAGCGCACCGGCCAGCTTGCCCGAGTCGCGCCCGACGACGCCGAACGTGTCGCCTAGTTCCTTCGCCTTGTCGACGGCAGGCTGCATCGCCCGCGCCTGCGCCTTCGCAAGCTGCTTCGTGGCCTTCTCGTTCGCCTTGATCGTCTTCTCAAGCGCGGCCATCATGGCCAACGCTTCCTTCTGCATGTCCTTTGGCAGAGTCGCGAGCTGCTGACGCAAGCCACCGAGCTCGGCGGTGATCTCAATAGGTACGGCTTCCGTCGCCATCATGCCCTCCTAGCGGTGCGGCTGAGCGCCTGCGCGAGATGCGGGGCACGCTCGCGAACGTACTTGCGGAGCGGCTTGTTCACCAACTCCTGCCACAAGTTGCGCCCGTCGCTCCGGCGCGGATTCAGCCGGTACGCACGCACGTTCGTAGGACGTCCCGCCTTGCGCTCATGCGCGGTCGTCAACGCCGGGAGAACGCCGGTACGGCGGTACTCGCTCATGATCTGCGAGTACGTCGCGTCGTCCACGGTGCCCTTGAACGTCGCCATAGCCGCGGTCCCGTCGCCGCGCGCCTTGGTCACTAGGCTAGTGGGGCCTGCCCGCTTGACGAAGTACGCCGAACGGTCCTGCGCGATGACGCGACCCTTTACCTGGTCGGGCGTCAACCGGATCTCCCAGTCAAGCTGACCGGTGGATCCATCGCGTCGGTAGACCTGCTCGTACCACTCAGCGGATGCGCGGTCGTTGATCGTCTTCACAATGTGCTCGATCTCGTCCACGACGGCGGCGTGGGAGTTCCGCACGATCGCCTCCAGCTTCTTCTGAAGCTGCGTCCCGATCTTGGCCGTGGCGCGGCCTGCGCGGATGGTGATCGCCATCTAGAACCCCCAGAAGGCCGCGGCCTCCGGGGAGAACTTACCACTATTCGCAGCCTTCCGCGCGGGCTTAGGCTTCGTCAGCTCGGCGCGAACGCGATGCCACGCCAGCACGCGTTCCTGCGTCTCGACGTCCCATCGGTAGAACGCGTCGGGGTCTCCGCAGTACGTTAGCCCCAGCTCGACCGCCAGATAGTCTAGCCCGCCGTCTGGGGATCGGAAAAACCCGCGGCGCGCGAGACGCCCTCCTCGGTCGGGCCGCCCGTCAGCAGGCGCAACGCCTCGCCCGCAGCCTCGTAGATCTGCTCCTCCGGGATGCCCAGCGCCATCAGCTCGTCAAAGATCGCGCCGCCCCAGGCGCACGCGTCATAGCCAGAACCGGCGAGCGTAGCCTTGAGAGGCTTCCCGCCCCAGCACGCGCCCAGCGCCGCGACCAGACCGCGAAGCGCGTTCTTCTGCATCGCGAGACCCACGTCACGCGCGAGCATGTACCCGTTCGGCTTCTTGAGCTGGATCTCGTAGTTACCGAGCTTGACGACCACTAAACCTCCAAAGGCAAACGCCTACCGAGTCGTAACCCGGCAGGCGTTGCATAGCCGCAGCGAGGAGAGCGTGCCTTAGCAGAGGCCCGCCGCGGGCGTCATCAAGTCGCGGTAATGTCGCCGTACACGGTGCCGTTGATCGTGAACGTGTTGGGCGAACCCTCCGCAAACTCGATCGTCAGATGACACTTGTCGAGCGTCAGCGTGTGGTCCGCGGCATCGCCAAAATCGGTGCCCTCGATCGTGAGACCGACCAGCAGCAGCCACACGTCCGTGTCGCCGCGGCTGACGCCTGCGCCGAACGCGCCCTTCTTGTTCACGGCGTCGTAAAGACACTTCTCGGTCGCGTCGCTGAGGTCCGTCATCGTCGCGGTAAACGAGAACGTCGCAGGCGCGAAGTTCGTCTTGCGGACGTTGTGGAACGACCCGCGATCCAGGTACATCTCGACCTCGGTCTGCGACTGCATGACGTTCGAGATCGAGAAGTCGCCGGCCTCGTACTGCACGGTCAGCGTGATCGGAGAACCGGACCCGTCGCTAAGGGTGATGGTTCCGTCGCGAAAGTTCTTGGGCTTGCTGGAGATAGCCATAGATCACCTCATGCTAGGGGCAGGGTATGGGTGACGGACAGGAGCGCCCGACCCACGATCCACTCGCCGGAGTCTAGCACCTCGCGCGTCACGTCTACAACACGAACGCTGAGATCACCCGGCCATCCGGCATCGTACCGCATCGCGGCGTTCACTAGCTCCTGCCCGGCGGCTTCCGCCTCGTCGAGCGACACCAGCTGATCCTTCATGCGAACCCGGTAGGCCCAGATCAAGGTGACCTCGGTCTCGCAGTCCAGCCCCTCCGCGGGGCGTCCACGGTAGGCGCGCGTGTCTGCTGTCCTGCCGGTCAGCACGGCGAAGAACTTGCCGTGGCCCATGAGGCTTTCCGGGTCGTTCCCGAATCGCTCCGGGACGAAAGGCGACGGACGCCAGCCGGGAAGCGCATCGAGCAGCGTGTAGAACTTCTGCCGGAGCTGGGCGCGGCTTACCGTGCTCATTGTTGGTACCACGGGTTCGACCCGCGGCTAGCCAGCCACCACGTCGGCGTTCCCGCCTGCCGGCGGTTCGGGTCGGGCCGGTTCTCGTCGTTCTCGTCATAGGCGAACGTGAGCCGGCCCCACGCCTCCTCGTACTGCCGCCCGTACTGGTCCGCGAGCTGCTGGTAGCGACCGTCTCCGGCGCTCGTCGCGTAGTCGTTGAACAGCAGATGCAGCGTCAAGCAGGCGTGCACCTCGCGAAACGCGGACGGCGACATGACCAACCAAGGCCGCTTGCCGGTGCCGATGAGCCTGTTGTTGATGATCGCCCAGGCTTCGTCCAGGTAATCTTGCTCCGACGTGACGCTAGCTTCCCGGAGCTGCGCGAGGTCGCGATGCCGGCGCAGGAGATCCGCGTCGGTCACGACCGGGTAGAGCGAACGCCGCACCAGCGACCCGTCCGTGCGGAACGTGTGGACCACGCCATCGGGCATCGTCAGCGACCACTCAAACAGCCAGCCATCCGCGTAAGGGAGGCTCGCCAAGAGCGAGGACTGAACCGTCGCCGTCGCGACGCTGCCGACGATCGGGGCCGCAACGATGATTAGCTGCGACCCATCGGGCTTCTGAATGCGGCACGCACCCGTAGTCGTCGGCGCGACCAACGCTCCGAGCCGGTACACGGGGCACCGGATCGTGTTGTTGCGGCCTCGCTCCAGCGTCTCTGGGACGATGAAGCGCGCCGTGTAGAGCGTGTCGGTCGCGCTCACGGCTTAGGCCAGAGCCGACCAGGCGCCAGCCGCACGCGCGTAGATCGTGTTGCCGGCGGTGCCGTCGACCCGCATGTAGATCGAACCGTTCGGCTCGGAAGCGGACGGAACGCCAACGCCCGTGGTGATGGTCGGGCTATTCGCGAGGCCGCCAGCCGGCGTGCCCTTGATGACCAGACCAACGAGCGCCATACCGGCGCGGCGATTCTCGGAAACCTTCACAGCCATCGGATCCTCCGATACGGGCTAGCGCCCGCGGTTGTTCACTTGACGATCCCAGCGTACCACAACCTCGCGCGACTTGCGCTCAGCATCTTGCGGACGCATCCCGCCCTTCTCGAGCTGGTGTTGAAACTTCTCGCGCGCCTCGCGCACCTTGGATTCTTCAGCCACGGCGCCCACGCTTCGCAGGCTCCACCGCCGGCGGGTTCTCAAGCGCGGCCTGCATGGCCGTCAGCTTCGCAAGGTCACGGTCATAGCGCGCCTTGACGGTCGGCTCATGCAGCCGGTTCGCGTTGTTCTCGACGCGCTGACGCTGACTCTCGATCATGGCCTCGGCCACCATCGGGTCCATCGGCGCGACGTAGCCGTCAGCGATCAACCCGCGCAGGAACGCGCGATAGCCGTCCTGGTCCGTCGTCATCACGACCTGGGTGCCAACCTGCCGCGGGGTCTCCCATCGGGACAGATGCACCGGGCCGTTGCGACCGTCGTAAACCGTCACATAGCCACCATCGACTGCGTCCCACGGGATGATCGACCAGCCGCCCTTGCGGAGCAGCGTTTCGGCGTGCGCCGTGTCGCCATCCTTGGTGACGTTCTTAGCGCCGGGGCGCTGAGAGAGACGGGAGAGAACGGGCAGCCATTCTCCGTCCAGAAACTGCCACCGGTTCGGATGGGCGATGTACCAGAACGGCGGGTCGGCATCCATGCCGAGCTTTGCCGAATGGGTCGCCGGCGGGGACGCCGGGCGCCCTCCGAATCCGGTGTTGCTGTCGCTGGTGAGCCTAGCTGCCACGTTCTCTCCCGGTGGATGACCTTACAGGTCGGTGATGATCGACACGCCCATCGCGTCCTGCACCTTGGCGACGCCGGCGTAGTAGTTGCCGACGATCTTCGTCAGAGCGGACGAGGCGTCGCGCTCGAACTCGACGACCAGCGGGGTGCCCGCCGGCTGCACGATGCCACCCGCGCCGGTGATGGCGTAGGGGGAACCCTCGGCCATCGCCACCGCGCCGTAGCCGAACATCGCACCCGCACGGTCGGCGCCGGCGTTGGCGCTGACGACCTTGGAGGACACGAAAATGTCGACGCCGTTGAACATACCCGCGAAACCCTGACCCTTGATGTTGAGCATCTCCTGCGTGGCCGGCACGAACTGCGACGGACCCGCCTCGGCGCGGAGGCTCGCCTGAAAGTCGGCAAGCTGACGCGGGTGCAGGATGCAGATGTACGGACCCGCCACGCTCTGGAGCGTGAGCGCGAACTGCGCGGAGTAGAAGTCATCGACGGACATGTCGACGCCGCTGGTGCCAACGACGGTCGTGAAGTCGTCGATCACGTTGCAAAGCAGGCTCTGAAACGTCATGAGCGTCGAGCCGACCATGCTCTCGGCCAGGCGCTGCACGTTCAGACCGACGCTATCCGTGAGGTTCGCGAGGTCCGAGATCGAGTACTGCAGCGCGTTGCGCGCCACGGTCACGTTGACGCCCGACTCGGTAAGCGCGGTGTTGGAGACCGCGGAACCGTCCGCAACGCTGGACATGATGTCCGAGCCATCCAGGCCGACCACGGGGATCTGCACGGTCGAGGAACCGCGGCCCGCGACGTTGCCGAGACGCAGGATGGACGGGTGCATGTGGAGGCTCGCGCGGTCGGCGAGCTTGAGGACGATCTCCTGGTGGAGAACGGCGGCGAGACGGGCGGACCCCGAAAGGTCGGCAAAGAGAACTTCGTTAGCCATGATAAACCTCGTGCGAACGGGTAGTGGTTGGTGATCAACCCGGCATCGCTGTTACGGGGCTCGACCCGGCGGGTACCGCTACCCTAGAGGGACCGTGACAACTTGTCAACCGCGGATGCCCGCCATGATCGCCTCGCGGTGCGCGCGGTACTCAGCCGGAGACATACGGCTAATCGCCTCCGGCGAGAACGCGGACGGCGCACCGACGCCCACGCTGGGAGCCTTCGCGCCGGCGTTCGCCGGTGGAGGCGTAATCGCCTGCGGGCCCGTGCTGGAACTGCCGGGGGAGACCGGCGCTGGCGCGCTTGGCAGGTACGCGCGGACTGCCTTTGGCAGCGCGTCCACGCCCTCAAGCCATGCCCCAAGTTCTGGACGGTTGTCCTTTGGGAGCCGGTCATAGGCCATGCGGACGAACTCGATCCCCTCGGCGTCGGTGATGCCACGCGCGAACAGCTCGCGCTCGACCTTCCACGTCTGCTCCGCGGTCGTGTGCCGGGTCTCCCATTCGGAGATCTGCGACTTGTAGGTCTCGACCTGCTTGCCCAGCTCGGCGGCTTCCGCGATGCGGGCCTGCGCCTCCTCGAGCTGCGCGCGGAGCTGCTTGCGCTCCGCAGTCAACGAGCGGATCCGATCCTCCGCACGCGAGCCGGTGTCACCGTCGAGGCTTGCGCCTCCCACGATCTCGTCGCTCATTCCTTCTCCTGCTTCGTCTGCTCGTAGACCCGCAGGATGCGTTCGGCGTACCGACGCCCCGCAGTACCTCCCCAGAGGTACCAGGCGATAAGACCAGCACTAGGGTAACCGGGATGCCCGCGCTTTGCAGCCGGGGCATCTAGGTCGCCTTCGTGGCGGTCGAAATAAGCCTTCATGCGGCGGACAGTCTCCACCGACAGAACCGAACGGTTCGCGAGCTGCGAGGCGCGGCGCGCACCAATTAGCGTACCGCCTCGCCCGTACTCACGGCGCAACGCGAGCCCGCGCTTTGCGATGCGGGCGACCTCCGGTGGAGGCTTGAAGCCCAGCGCCTCCGCGTCACGCTGGAACGCCCGCAGCACGTCCGGATGGACTGCTCCTAGGTACCTGCGCTGACGTTCGGAGACAACCGGCACCGCTAATCCTCGGACTCGGACTCGGCGCGCTCCTCCTGGGCCTCCAGCTCCGGCGATTCCATCGCCTCATGCTCTGCGGTCTCCTCGGACTCCTCCTCGGTGTCCTCAAGGCGGCGACCGTTCAGCATGTCGATCTCAGCCAGCACGGCTACCGCGTCCTGCTCGGACATGGAGTCGTCAAACAGGCGGATCGCCTCGACGCGGGACAGTAGACCGGCCTCCAGCATCTCCAACGCGTGACGCCTGCGGGCCTCCATCTCCTGCCCGCTAAGCGGGATGGCCCGATAGCTGACGCTGTACCCGCTCTCCGGGTAGTCGCTGCCGGTGGCCCGGTTCATGAGGATCGCGGTGATCATCACCAAGCGTTCGTCGGCCTCGCGGAACGACGCGGCGTAGCGGCGCTGCGCGTCCCGCTTGCCCTCGTTCGACAGAGCGATCGCGTAGCCGGAGCGTGCCGTCCCGCCCATGCGCTGAATGTCCGCAGGAGACACGCCCGCGTCCTGCGCGAGACGGTTTGCCAGCGCGGCGATGACCTGCTCCAGCTCCACCGGGTTTCCGCCGGGGTTCCATTGGCCAACGAGCGGCTGTTGTTCGTCCGTTGCCCGCAGCGCAAGCACGGTCGCGGAGTCGGTGACGATCTCGAAACGCTGCCCGCGAAGGCTACCCTCGATGGTCGCGCCGACCGGCTCCGCGCCGACGACGTACCGTTGAGGCCACGAAGCATCCTTGATGATGTGGGACAGGTGGCAATAGTGAACCGCGAGGTTCAACGATCCTTCGACCACCTCCCGGTTTTCGTAGGGGTCAAACAGCCGGTCGCCCGTGATCTGCGCGTGGTAGAGCACATAGGGCAGGACCGGCGTCCCGTCCGCGCGTCGGTACGGGTAGGCCGCGCCGCTGTAGTCGGCCCCAAGATACGCCGCGGTCACGTCCGTTCCAAGCGTCCCGTTAGCCTCGACCAGATGGACCCGGTAGCTAGGGGAGGCCGGATCGCTGACGTCCAGAACGTCCCACGTCCAGACCGTCGCCTTACCGTCCAGCGCACGACGCAGGCGCAGCTCCCAGACCTCGACCGGGTAGCCTGGACGATCGGCGTGCGCCCACGCGAGCGTCATGTCGGGCGGGATCGGACGGTAGCTAATGCGACCCTCTGCGTCGACATGCACGCGGATCCAGTATTCTCGGCACCCAATCACGCGCTCCTGATGGCGCTGCATCGCGGGCCAAAGGCCGCTATCATCAATCTTCTTGATCAGATCCTCGGCGGGGTCTCCGATGCCAGGCTCGGAGCCTGGGCCGGCGCTGTAGTGGCGCACGTCCGGAGGAGACACATAGAGCGCGCTCATCTCCCGGCAGATGATCCGGAACGGGTTGGAGCTGAGATCGGGGATACCCCATGCCTGCCGACGCACGGTCCCAAGCATGATCTCCAGCCGGTCAACGAGATCCTGTTCCCACGTCCCCTCAAGAAGCCTGCGCCGCAGGCGCGTGTGCTCCCACCGCTTCGCCTCTAGCGGGTCTTTCGGAACGGGGGGGAGGTTCTCGTAGATCATGGTTCACCCGGTCGGAGGCTATCATACATCATCGCATCCGGATTGCCTGCGGCACATAGAGCCGGCGCGTCACCAGCTCGACCGCGCCGTAACGCAGGGAGTCGATCCCGTGCTTATGCTCGTCGTCATCTCCGCACCAATGCCGGAGATCCTCGATCAGCGCCTTGCACCGCGGGTGAATGTGGAAGTCCTCCGGGCGCAGCATGGCCGCATGTAGGATGCGTGCGCCCTCAAAAACGCTGCCTCGTGGCTTCCAAGCGGTCGAAATGCGGAACGGAAGCGACCCGATCGGGAGCTTGAGCACGCGTTCGAAGCCCTGCATCAGCAGCGCGTTCGACTTCTTCCCGCCCCACGTTCGCCCGCCGTGCTTGCGGTCTCCGACCCAGCGGTCCACGCTCTCCACGGTCAGACCGTTCCGCTTAAGCATCGCGAGAATGTCGTGCGCGTCCTGTTCGGGAGTCGTGAGACCGGACGAAATCGCCTGGTCGAGAATCCAGAACCGCGGGTTGCCCTCATGCCCGCCGGTGCGGTCGACCGCGCAAAGGGTCGCCACCTGGGAGCCCTCGGTGGAGCCATGGTCGATCCCGATCCCGATCATGACCTCGCCCGCAGGAAGGTCCGTCGTGACGTGCTTCACGTCATCGAACCCAGCGAACACGCGACCCTCGGAGAACCCGGCAGACCAATCGCCGTGGATGCGCTGCCGGCGCTCCTGCGGGAGATACTGGTTTTCCAGCCGCGCGATCTCGTCGGCCCTCAGAAGGGGTCGACCTCCGAACGGGGTAAGGTTGTCCTCGGATAGCCCATAGTGCAGATCAACGACCTCGCCTCGATCCACCAGCTCCTTGAGCCATTCGGCAGGCCGGCCAACCGGCGTAAGCGTGAGCCGGAGCTTCCCGCGCTGTCGCAGGACGCGTGCAGCCAGCTCCGACCAGACCTCCGCGGGAGGCACCTCGTCCATGAGGACGTGAGAGATGGTCGCGCCAGCGAGCCCGATCGCACCCTGGTTGCCGGTCTTGATTCGGATGATGGAGCCATTCCGGAACCTGACCACAGGTACGCGACCCGTAAAGCCCTTGCCCTCGACGAACACGCAGTCGGGCTTTAGCTCACGCTTGGGCACTAGCTGCCAGACCTTCTTCTGAATCGCCAGCGATTGCTCCCAGCTCACGCAGACGATCCAAATCTCCTGCGGGGGAGCCGGGACTAGCTGGTACGGGTGATCGCCTAAGGCGCGGTAGAGACAGTCCGCCACGCCGGCCCACGTCTTGCCCAACTGGTTTCCTGCCCGCAGCATCGCGACCGGAGACGAGCACCGCAGGAACGCGAGCTGGGGAGGCGTCGGGCGGAAGTATTGCAGCGGGTCCAGCTCTACGCGCTTCGCCAGCGTGACTAGACCCGACGCCGCAAGCGCGAGACTCACGCGCCTCCCTCAACGACCTCAAGGCGCGGTCCATGCTCGCGCATGTCGAGCGCCCAGCGCACCGCGTCTAGATGCTGCTGCGGTAGGGTGTTGATCGCGGTCGTGATGGCCGCCAGCAGTTGCTCCTCCGACATGCTCTCGTCGGGCCGGCTGGCCTTCGCGATCGCGGCGTCCAGGCGTTCGCGGACCTCGACGGCGGAACGCTTCGCGCCGTATGCCGCCTGCCAGCTACCCACGGATTCGGCCTGTTGGGCTAGGCGCTCCATGTCCATCAGACTCTGTCGCAGATACTCGATCGTATCAAGGCCGACGTATTCGTCTGCCTGTCGTGCTGCCCCTCGCGCGTGCTTGGGCTTCGCGGGCTTCCCTCGGATCGGCATGGTCCCCTCTTGGAGTATGCCGCATCCGGTAGGGGACAGGCTCGCGCCCGCGGCATGACGCGAGCGTACACCGGACATGGCAAAGGCGCCACGTCCGAGCCCATCCCGAACGTAGCGCCCCTGCTGTCCCCGCACCCGCGGGACCGGGTGAGCACGCGAAACCAACCCGGCCCGATCGACCTATGCGCCGCGTCATCGAGGGTCAAGAGCCGCGCTGAAACTTGTCGGTTTGGTCAAACTGAATGGCCGTTCAATCCGAGCGGCGAGCGAAAAAAAGTCGAGGCGTCGCGG